GGTTTTAGATTAATAAATCCAGAAGGTGTTGTTATAGCTTCTGGTGGTACAAACCCTTGGAGTGACAGAATAATGTTGTTTCCAGATAATTACATAGCTTTACCAAATTGCCCTACTATATGTACGCCTTATTTTTATGGCTGTATGGATGCTACAGCTTATAACTATGATAACACAGCAAACACTAGCGATGGTAGTTGTTACTATTCGCCTGGATGCACTGACCCACAATTTTTAGAATATTATACGCAAGGCTTTATTGCTGATTATAACAATGGAGATTGTCAGATAGAAGCAATATGGGGTTGTACTGATAGTACCGCATTTAATTATGATAGCTTAGCTAATTTAGATAATGGTGGTTGTGTACCAGTAATACTTGGATGTATGCAGCCTTTAGCTTTTAATTATAATTCTTCTGCCAATGTAGATGACGGAAGTTGCGTACCATACATATATGGCTGCACAGACCCTACTATGTTTAACTTTGACGCTAACGCTAATACTGATGATGGAAGCTGTATACCTTATATATTTGGCTGTACAGATTCTACTATGTTTAACTTTAATCCTTTGGCCAATGCAGACAATAACTCATGTGTTCCTTATATCTATGGTTGTACTGACCCTAGCATGCTTAACTATAATTCGGAAGCAAATACAGAAGATTTTAGTTGTATTGCTTATATTTATGGTTGTATGGATAGCACTGCTCTTAACTATGATCCGTTGGCTAATACTGAAAATGGCTCTTGCATTGAAATTGTGCAAGGCTGTATGGATATCAACGCTTGGAACTATAATCCAGAAGCAAACATAAATCATGGTCATGATTCGCTAGGATGTTTATACGCAGCTGAGTGGTGTATAAATGGCTCTGGTAATCCTTTCTTTTTAAATGATGAGTGTTACGCTTGGGTAATAGAAGTAGACGAATATTGTTGTGAAAACGAATGGGACACTATATGTCAGGCAACATATGAATACTGTGCAGGTACCTGGTCTGGCCCTATACAAAATAGATATGAACAAAAGAAATTGGTTGCTGTAACAGATTTATTAGGAAGACCAGTTAGCAATGTGCAAAATAAAATTGTTATCTTTATATACAGTGACGGAACAACAGAAAAAAAATTAATGAAGAAATGGCAATACTTACAACAATAGACGGTATTCCTTTATATAGCACTGTAGCAGAGGCTTTGTCTTATGCAGCAGCAAATGGCCTTGCAGGTTATCACACGCACAATTATTTAGGTCAAACAGGATATATGGGAGGAGCCACACATGGGCAGGCGGCCACGCCTTCATCAGGTTTTAATGCAAATAATCAAACTAACACCCCACCCGCAAGTAGCTCAAGTGGTTTCTCTGGCGGAGGAGGAGGTGGAGGTTACTAAAATAAAATTATGTTAGATAAAATATTTAGTGGTGGAGCCACAGAATTAGTTAAAAGTGTTGGAGGCGTGATAGATGACCTTCACACATCTAAAGAAGAAAAATTAGAAGCAGAAAGAAAAATAAATGATATGATAATGGGTTACGAAGCTGAGATGCAAAAGCAAGTAACTGAAAGATGGAAGGTTGATATGCAATCTGACAGCTGGTTATCAAAGAACATAAGACCTTTAGTTCTTATATTTTTATGCGTATCTACAGTATTATTAATATTTATTGATGCTGGAGTCATATCTTTTGAGGTAAAAGCTTCATGGGTAGATTTGCTACAGTTAGTTTTAATAACTGTAATAGGTGCATACTTTGGTGGTAGATCACTAGAAAAAGTAAAAAAATGACAGACGACCTAGATAAAAATGTAGAAGAAATTATACATGAGTCAATGACTAACTCATATATGATAATAACTAATAAACTAACATTTGAAGATCTGTTAGACTATAATGGCTGTTCTCTGCCTTTTAATCCAAAAAAAAGAATAGATAACGAGGTGATTGACAAAATAATTGATTATTTTTGTGAGTTGGAAGAATATGAAAAGTGCGGAGAGCTTAAAAAACTAAAAGATTCTAAAAAATATAAGAAAAATTTCATAAATTTGTAAAAAATAAAAAACAATGCCACAAAATTATACACTAAGCGTAAATATGAGTATGACTGCTAGTTCTGCTACAGGTTATTCGCAGTCACAATCAGGAGCTTATACATTAAATATAACAGGAGTTGATCAAATAGCAACAGGAAGAATAGATGTAGCGCATGATGGTGATTCAACTATTATGGCTGCACCAGGACACGGTAGATTCGTATATATAAAAAATTTAGATGATACTAATTTTGTAAAAATATATGATGGAGCATCTTCTGCTGCTGATTATATTGGCATATTAAAACCAGGTGAGTTTTTAATGACAATAATTAGAGGAACAGGTACAACAGTTGCAAGAGCTGATACAGCTACGGTAACAGTTGAGTACGCTGCAGTAGAAATAGATTCAAACGCATAAAAAATAAAACATGGCAACACAAGCATTAACAATAACAATATCAGGTAGTGTTTCTTTAGTAGATGCTACTGGAACAACAGTATTTTCTTATACACCTAGTTTTACTACAGATTCAACAACTGTAGATTCAGCTTTAATATCTACTGGTGAAATATTAACTAATGGTACGTCTGACACTACTATAAATTTAGCTAGTCATAATAAAGACCGATTATATGCATTTATTAAAAATGTAGACACAGATTATCCAGTAGCTGTAAAGCCAGATGGTGATGTAATAGCTGATTTAAAACCAGGAGAATGCATGGTTGCTCCTCTAAATTTAGATGGTGCGGCAAATGACTCTTCAAACTTAGATGTTGCGGCAACAACAGCAGCTCAAAAAGTACAATATTTATTATGTGATGGAGCTGACTTAGGTTTGTCGGATGATGATTAAAATATAAATAATGAAACTTAAAGTATTAAGATTTAGTAGCCAGGAGGACAGCACTTCTGGTTTACTTTTTTTAGATGGAGACTTAGGTCTTGAGTTTTTATGCTATACCTTAGAAGACGAAGAGAGAGCTTTGAAGGTTAGAGGAGAAACAAGAGTGCCTGCAGGTACTTACGAAATTAAATTAAGAACTGAAGGGGGATTTCATGGTAGATACACAAAAAGGTTTGCTGGTATGCATAAAGGGATGTTGCATGTCATTAATGTACCGAATTTCAAATGGATACTTATACACACTGGTAATACTGATGAGCATACTGCTGGATGCCTGTTGGTTGGCGACTCGCAAGAAAACAATAAAATCATCAAAGATGGTTTCGTTGGTAAGTCAACTAATGCGTACAAGAGAATATATCCGCCTATTGCTAAAGCGCTAGAAAAAGGAGAAAAAGTAACAATAGAATATATAGATCTAGACGGTAAACAATAAGGTTATGGCTAGGTGGTATGGTTATAACATAGAGTCTTTTCAACATCTATTCAAACACAATGTAACTATAGAGGGTGGTTTTAATCTTACTGGCATTATAGCTTATGGTGGGAGTGACGGAAAATTTGTTGTTCTAGATAGCAGCGGAGTAGTTGGAACTAGAACACTTTCAAACTTACAAACAGATTTAGCAATAGTTAGCGCTACAACCTCAGCTAGAGGAACAGTTGAGTTGGCTACAACAGCAGAAACTACCACTGGAACTGATACGGAAAGAGCTGTGACTCCTGATGGTTTAAAAGATGGTTATCAAGGTTCTGCAAATGTTACTACACTAGGAACAATAACTTCAGGCGAATGGAATGGAAGCACGATTGAAATATCTAAAGGTGGTACAGGAGAAACAACGAGACAAAATGCTTTAGATGCATTAGCTGGCGGGACAAACGCAGGTAGATATTTAAGAGGCGATGGCAGTAATATTACTTTGTCAGCTATACAAAATAGCGATATAGGGACGTTAAATCAAGACACAACAGGTAATGCTGCTACTGCTACAAATTTAGTAGCATCAACCTCTACAGCTGTACAATTAGGAACTGTAGAGTTAGGACATGCTTCTGATACTACATTGTCTAGAAGCGCTTCAGGGACTTTAGCAGTAGAGGGTAAAAACGTTAGAACAGAAGATAAGCATTTATTTATAAAACAAGGAAGTTTTGCAATAGATCCAGGTACGGCAAGAATATATTTTCCAATGACAGGTACCGCTGAAAACACTAGTGCGGTAGGGGTAGCTCAACCTTTTTTAGCCCCTGTAAATGGTAAATTATTAAAAATACATTTAAGATCAAACAAAGATCACAGTGGTTTTAATCAAACTTTTCATTTAGTTAATTGGGATGATGATGAACAGTTTACTACAGGCGCTTTATCTGATCTTGGCGCTAAAACAGTAACAGGGGTAGATAATAATAATGTCATAACCATAGATTTTCAATCTGGTTTGGATTCTGGAACTAACGAATTTACAGCGGGTGAATTAATAGCTATATCTGTAACAAACGCAAGTGATTTAAGCGGAAACACAAAGTATTTATTTACAGCTGTGTTTGAATTTGATTTTAGTTCTTATTAAAAAAATAAATTATGCCAATAATTAAAGATAAATATAAAAGTAAAGGTGACAATATTAGGTCAACATATGTTAATAGAAAAGAAAATAGATCTATACAAGAGTCTGCTCCTACGGGGCTAACTAACCAACAAAGGGACCAAATAGCAGCTAATGATTTTAGGCAGAGATCTAAAGAATCTGCAAGAACAGGTGCGACAACAGAAGCGACCTTGACTGATAATGTTGTAACTAGCAAAGTTGCAGGATACGTAATAAATGAAGCGTCAAAAGTGCAAAAATTATTTACTTTACAAAACGGGTCTACTTTAAACAACGTAATTATTCAAAATGTTCATACGTCAACTGCTAATATTAGTTTGTATTGGAGTCATGGAGACCAAAGTAACGCTACCTTTACAGTAAGTTCAGACTCTGCAACAGGACAAAATGTTACAATACATAAACTTTTTATGGAAAGTTTTACCGCAAACGCAACAATATCTTTAGCGGATTTAGTAAATACTACTTTTCGTAATGTTACAAGCGAAGTGCATTTTTACGCTTTATCTTCTGTAGCAGGAGTAAATATCACTGTTAGTATAACTGATGGATAAACCTACAGATCGTTATAAAATTCCTATTTGGTTAAGCAATTGGACTTTTAAAGACAATAAAAATAAAATTTACAAATTACAAAATCAAGTAGTCAAGGGTTATAATAAAGGCTCTATATTTACAAATAAAAAAATTGTTGATAAGCTTGTTAATAAATTAATAGGAAGACGTTCCAAACGCAAACTTGTTCCCGTAAATTTAACACTAATAAGTCAGCACGGCTATGGTGTTGCAGAAAATTAAAAAAAATTAACATGACTTTAAATGATAAAATACGGGAATATTTATTAAAAAATCCAAACTTAATGCGCAGTAAATATGCGGATACAGCTAAAAAGTTTGGAACTAATTATGAACAAATTAGAACTTTAGCAAGGGCATTAAGAAGAAAAAACCCAGACACAGAACCTAAAGAAAAAGAGGTAATAAATTTTCAAGAGACTAAATCTAATGCTGTGCTTACTGCAGAAAATTGTACAAGAGTTAAATCTTTAGAAGATTTATTATCTGCTTGTGAAGTTGATTTAGATTTATGGGAAGTAGAAAAATATGATATTGGAACGTATGAGGTAACTGGTTTTGATAATGATCGTAACCCAGTAACAGTTACCATGTACAGGACAAAAGCTTGGTTAAAAAAAATAAAACCTCAGCTTAATATAAAAAAAATAAAACAAGAACTTATAGAGGATTTACGAAACTTATCGCCAAGTGTTACAAAAAAACAAAGAAATAGACCAGAAGATAGAAACGATTTGCATTTGTTAGAAATATCTGCTTTTGATTTGCATTTAGGTAAAATAGGTATTAAAGGTGACGAATACAGTCTTAAAATAGCAGAGAAGCGTCTTTTAAACGCCATAGAGCATCTTTTGTATAGGGCTAAGGGTTTTTATATAGATAAGATACTTTTTATTGTAGGGCAAGACTTATTAAATTCAGACGGTGATTGGCCAATTCCAGCAACAACTAGAGGGACTCCACAATTCAACAGCGATTATCATATAGATATGTATAGGTGCGCAAGAAAACTTATGATAAAAGCAATTGACATACTATCTGAAGTAGCTGACGTGCACGTTATGGTTATACCAGGTAATCACGATAGAGAATCTGTTATGCATTTAGGAGACACTTTAGAATTGTATTATGAAAATAATAAAAATGTTAAAGTGGATAATAGTGATTGTTTAATGAAAGCTTTACCATATGGAAACAATCTTATTATATCAGATCATGGTGATGGACCAAAAACTAACGATCTACCAGGTATTATAGCGCAAAGATTTAAAAATTTATGGAGTAATACTGTTTATGTAGAGGTTCACAGAGGTCATTATCATACAAATAAAGCTATGAAACTGCAAGCCATAGAAGAATTAAATGGTATTACAGTGCGTAACTTATCTTCTATGTCTGCTACAGATTATTGGCATGATAGTAAAGGTTTTATTGGTAACATTAAAAAAGCACAAGCTTTTATATATAGTAGAAGAAATGGCCTACAAGGTATACTAAACTACAACGTTAGCGTGTAAGTTTTTTTATGTGTTTGTCAACTTTATTTAGCCATTTAGCTAAGTACCTTCTGTATCTTTTCCAGTATCTAATTTGATCTTGTTTTCTCATTTTTCCCTCCATTTATCTAGTTCTTCAAAATACAAATCCCTAAACTTATCTACTTCTTTTTCTAGTCCTTTTATTTCCTCTCTAGTAAATACAAAAGTACATAACATACCTAATATAAAACCAAAGAATAGTGATAGCGCTGTCATACTTAAAAATTCTATTAATAAATTATTCATACCAAACTTTATAAACTTTTATTTTATCATAAATGATACAAGCGAGTTCTTGTTTTTTTATTATCTTTTCCTGTCTTTGACTTTTGCTCATGTATTTTGGATTCTTGCTGTTTAGTTTTTTCTTTTTTGGCATATGTCTCTAAATTTTTTTTTAGTTTTTTATTTGGGTCTTTAAATATTTTCATACTTTATTATTTAATTTTGATTGTAAATACACTAATAACATTAGTAATATTGTAACTGCTATTATATTCATTTTTTTATTTTATCTAATTCAAATTCTAAATGAGCTATAGCTTTTTTTATGCAGTCTACAGGGGTCTTATGTTTTCTGTAGGCTCTTAATAAATAAGTTACAGCTGTTCCTATATTGTAAGTTAAATCAAAGTCCTCCACTACTTTACGAGCTTCGTATTTATATTTTTTTCCTATGTAGTAGGAAGGTATTCTTTCATCTAATGTGATGTCTGCTATATACCCGTTTCTTCCTACTTCATAGTAATGTTCGCTGTGTTTTTTCATTAGTCTAGTTTTGTTTTATAATGATCAATTATTTTATTCATTTGTCTTTTGTAAAATAAATCAAAATCTACATACTCCATTTCACCTGTGTCGCCATTTAAAGTTTTAGGTTGTGTTTTTTCCCATAGCTTATAAAGCACGCCTCTCATTCTTTGGCTTGGTGTCTTTTCATTAAACTCTGAGTTGCTTGTTACTTTTTCTACTGCATCTATTTGATCTTGATTAATATGGTTAGCTGATATTAATACATAACCAGGTTTTCTAATTAATCTAAAAAGATTAACCATAGTTTCTTGCGCTAACTCAGGAGTACCCACGTAAATACGTAGGCTCCCGTCAGCTAGGGTGCTAACTTTATCAATTCCACCCTCAAATACTACTGAATGTTTCATAATATTTCTTCTGTCATTATGTGAATAGTTCGTGTTGATTTTTTATCTAAGTAATCATACCCCTGACCAGGCCAATAATTATTATCTAAACAATATTTATATATTTCTAAATCATTGTTATACAATTCTCTACCCCTGTCAATAAGATCGTCACCTAACTGTACAATACTTATATTGTATGGTTTTGTTTTCTCTATAGCAACTATGTAATATTCGTCAGCCTTAACTGCGTCCATATAAAAAGCTGCCTGCTTATGATAATTAAATTTTTTGATAGATTTGGCAAACCCATAGTATGACGTATCTTTAGTGGTTTTTAAATCCACTATAATATTTCTTTCTTTATTAAATACATCTAACATACCTTTGCAATTTACATTATATTCTTCATTGTTCCAAACAACTATGTGTTCTTTTAAGCCGTTTGACAATAATTGTACAGCATCTTTATCTTGAAATAATTTGTTTGTCATATCATGTATAACGTCATGATCTTCTTGTGACAATACAGTTTTAAACATATGTTTGTTAGTAAATGCCTCAAAATCTTCTTTACCTTTCTTGGTTCTTTTGTCAAATTTAGGCATAACTACGTAATGTTTATTGTACTCTTCAGGCTGTAAAACCTTCATGTGTAATGCAGATCCAAATTTCATAGCAGCAGAAGCTGGCTGTGGATTTTCTATCATGTGTTTAAAGTACTCAGGAGATTTACCTGTAAGGTTATTCAGCATACTATTTGTTACGTACTCTGTATCAATATAATAGCTGTCGTGGTCTAAATTATGATTAGTAATTAATTTCATTTGTTTATTTTAAATACATTAAGACCCTACCGAAGTAGGGCCCCAATGAATCAAAACAAAAACCATGTGAACATGGATAAGAAAGCACTACAAAAGTAGTAAATATATTCTTAGCCCCCTATTCTTTCTCTTGTTTGTTTTGAACTTTTTGTTTTTCTTTTAATCTTTCTTGTATGTCTTGTTCCAGCTTGTCATCTATTTCTTTCATTCTTTCTAAAATTTTATCAGCCTCTGGTATTTGCATACAGTATTCTTCTAAGCTGTCTCTAAAGCTATCTACTTCTTTTTTTGTAAACTTACCCTCAGAAGTATAGTCTTTGTGTACCCAAGTCAACAAAGCTACTTCATGCGATCTTAATGCTTCTGACATAGACTTTAAAGTTTCGTTAACTTTTTCTTCTACTTTAAACTTTTCTCCCGTAATAGTTATTTCAATTTTTTTATTTTTTTTCATCTAATTCTTTTTTTAATTGTTTGATTTTTAATTTTAATTTATCGTTGTTGTCTAGTAGAATATCTACTAATTGTTTGTTTCTTTCTATATCTGACAATATAGGTGTTTTAAAGTATTCTACTAAATTTTCTTTATGATTCAACAAAGCTTCTTCTGCTGATTCACAGTATCTTCTTATGTGTGGATATACTTTTATAAAATCTTCAATAGTTTTTACTGCATGAATTACAGTAGCATGATTTTTATCTAAGGACTCAGCTATTTTGTGTAAAGTCATACCTACTGATTTTCTTAAGGCATACATAATAGCCATTCTTTTTTCTACTAAATCTCTTTTTCTAGATTTAGAGTATAATTGCTCTGTAGTCATTTCAACTTTTTCGCAATATTCTTTAAAATAATCTTTTAAAAAAACATTTTTTGTCATAACACTTCTATTTTTACACCAGCTTTATTTTTGTCTACTGAGTATACGCCAAAGCTAGGTATTATATTTTCACAATTATCATTTTCTACGTAACCATATTGCTCCATTAAATCCTGTATTGTTTGACAAGGGTTAATGTAATCAAATTTACGTCTTGTGTCTCTAATAAATGTAAATTTTATATTGTAAGGTTTTTGTTTATCTTTTATCAATTCTAAAAATTTTTGTTTGTTTTTGATCCAATCTGCTTTCGTTTCTTTTATGTAATTTCTAACTGTTTTAGAATGTACTAAATACTTACCTGTCCATTGCTTACTATTTTTGCTAGACGGTACATTCTTTGGTATAAAAATTGCACACATTTGACAAATATAGTAAAAAAAATAAAGAGTTTCACCCTTGGAATTTTCAGACACCTCCCAATAGGTACTGCTCCATCCTAGGGATCTGTTATCTCTTTATTTTATTTTATTTAGAATGGCATATCATCATCAGCATCTTGCGCTACTGCCTTTGCTGTACTCCATGAAGCATGTCTACTGCTAAATTCAGCCATATCTTCTTCACTTAATGTTTTATTCATTTCATTATTATAAGTACATTTACCGCCTAATTTAGATGACCACCTGTACTTTACAGCTGTTCTAATTACTGGCTCTTCTGTTTCTTTATTTATGCCTATGTATTCTTCTGATATAAAAGCTATCATTAGATCTTGATTTATAGCTGCATTCATAGCTGTGCTATCATCACTAAAATCTTTTACGCCTGCATTAATTAAAAAGTCTTTTATTTGTTTAGTCTTCCATTCTTTTGTAGATGGTTTGTCAGACTCTTTTACTACCCAGAATCTACATCTACCTACTTTACCGCTAGTATTTTTTACAGTGTATTGTATAAATGGAGATCCATTATAGTTTTCTAAACTATCAGACGTAGTCAAACCTGTAATTTTACATTGGTGCGCTCCAGGCTCAATGTATTCTGTTTTTTCACCTTGCGCTTTTGTAGTTGTTGTTGTGTTTAAATTAAAAGGTAATGCCATATTTATTCGTTTATAATTTTATTTATTTTGTTTAATTTTTCTCTAGCTTCTATTATTTGCAGTTTATAAAGCTCATTATTATTTCTTAATCTTTCGTTTTCTTTTCTATACTCCTGTAATTTATCTACAAGCTCTTCTGTTGTAGGTTTTAACGGTGTATTTATACTGTTTTTTGGTAATGCAGGTGCATATTCTTGTTTTTCCATTATTTATTGTTTTTAATTTTCCAATTAATATATTTTGTTAGCGTGTCGCCATCAAATATAATTTTATCTTTTTCTGGTGCATAAGGATAGTCTTTACCCTTCCATTGTTTTGTGGTTAAAGTTTGTATTGGTAATCTATATAAGAACCTACCTATACCCCATGATACACATGCACGTTTAAATGCATCTGATACATGTCCTTTATCTTTTTCTACATTAGATTCTGATCCTGTGTCTGATTTCCATATCCAAATGTTTTCATTACAAAGAATACC